GACAGGCTAGACGGCATATACCTATGACAATGGAAGACTGGAAGAATAAGCTGGATGCTTTTTTGCGATTTAATGATGCTGAGGTTTTAGAAGACAAGGGAAAGGTTACCGCAGCCATTGCAAAGGAGTTTGCCGAAAGTGAATTTGAAAAATACAGGGTGATTCAGGACAGTCTATATCAAAGTGACTTTGATAGATTGATTGAAAGTGTGAGTGACAAAACTTAAATGAGAGACAACTGTTGCGTATTTTGCAACAGTTCAAAATAAGGAGTAACCCAAAGAGAACTCAGCATGTCTGTAATCTCGACAGGCTTGGAAAAATCAACTTGCTTTATTCACATCTGTCGCTTATAATCATATCAGGGTTGCGAAAGGGTTACAAAATGCTTTGAGAACTCTGAGATAATTGAATTTAGACATATCAAAGATACAAGATATGGTAAGATTATAACTGGCAATGCACAAAATGTATTGTGCAAAATCGAGTTCGAATAGATGAATATTTTACGGAAAGTACCGAATTTACGGGCTTTCCGTAATTTTTTTTGGCCTCCGTGATGTTAATATATCTATAATAACAATCTTCTCTGCTTTATTCATCTTTTAAGTTATTCAGCCTGTTGGCAAGATCCAAATCTTTATCCGGCCACATATAAGAATATGTGTCGAGTGTAGTACCTACCTTTTCATGCCCAAGCCTGTCTGCAACTCATGAACGACGCCCGAAGCCTTGCTATGCAGACCTTGGGCAAAGAGGCCGAGGATTATCCAAATGCTTTTGATATGGCAGACATCGGCAATGTACCTTTGTCAGTTATAAATACAATGACAGCCCTGAAGCAATACGGCGCTGCTGATTCGACTAATGATTCAATATCGGAAAGCCAGGAAGATGCTGTTGAGATTGATGAAAAAATGAATACTCCAAGACCAGGAGAGTTGCAGTAACCGAGATGCTTAGAGCTCACAGCGTAGCTTCAGCAGGAAATCATTGATGCCGACGACAGAGAATGGGAAGCACAGCTCGAGGCTGAAAACAAGGCCAGAGCCGGGATTGAGCCATACAATGAGCTTGAAGAGTTTAAAAATAAGTCGCGAGAAAAGCAGGTAAAATATATTGGTGGAAAAGCCAAAATGGGATTATATGATGCAGGATTGGTTGACAGAGAAGAAATGCTCAAAAAGGTTAAAAATTCCACCTTGCAGGAATTGGTTGATGATGGTATATTTACAGTAAAGCAGTCGGTTGTTAATCATTCTGTTATAGGAACGTACAAGCAATCATCTAAGCCATATCCAAATGGAAGAATGGTTTCCGGAGGTCATACTCAGACGGCAATGGCTGAATGCACATTAAAGGGAATCGATTATGAGGTAACCGGTACATTTTCAAATGGCGTTAGGATAGGCAACGTGCCTAGCAGTGATATAAAAATAAAAAGAACAGAAAGCGGTCAAGCTTGGTTTCCGGAAAACTGGGATGAGGATAAGGTGAGAACAGCGGGAAATTATGTCGCAAACAACGGAAAAGAACTAATAGAAGGATACAGAAAAACAGATGTTTACGACGGGGTTGCAGTAAGAGTTCTGTTTACGAAAGGGGAGATATCTACGATATGCCCTGACCTAGACCAAAATTTATATGTGGAGGGAGTTGAAATACTTGATTGATGAATTGTTTGAAGAACTTGATAAGTTGTGGAACTCGTCTGATGACCCACGTTATAAAGGCGAAAATCCAGCCTGTTATATTGTGCTGGATGAAATTGAAAAAAATTTTTTAACAATGAGTGATGACGAAATCAAGGAAGCACTCGATTCATTACCAAAAGAACGCTACGAACAATTATATGCTGTCTTCCAAGATATGATAGATGAGCATGAATTTATGAAGGACTATATAGTATATTGAGTCAAAGACTAAACACCTAACCGGTAACGGCTGGGTGTTTTTTTTTGTTGCATTATAGTAATAAGAGCATCCTTTTTAGGGTGCTTTTTTTATTTGGAGCTATCCGTCAAATAGTAATAAAAAAAGGAGGTTAAAAAAGTGTTAAAAGATGTAGCAAAGGCATATGCGTTAAGCGATGCCAAGATTCAATTTGTTTCGCTGGTCGATAAGGCCGCTAACAAAAAGCGATTCCTGATTGCTAAATCAGAAGGTGGAAATGCCAGTTTTCAATCTTTTGGCAGAATCGTTAAGGCTGATGGTGAAAGCCATTTTGTCACAGGCATTGTCCACGAGCCGATGGTTGAAGATACTCAGGGCGAATATATGACTGCTGATGAAATCACTAAAGCAGCACATTGGTTCATGAAAAATGCCGGAGACGTCGATATTCAGCATTGCTTTAAAAAGGCTAAGAATGTCGAAGTTGTCGAGTCTTATGTCGCTAAAAGCGATTTTAAAATCGGCGACGAAGATATCAAAGAAGGCACCTGGCTTATGACTGTGGAGATATCTGACGAGGGCATTTGGAAGGCTATTGAAAAAGGTGATATCACAGGTTTTTCAATGGGTGGCACAGCTACTGTATCAAGCGTGGATGACGACTTGGAAGCTGACGAAGCTGAAAAGACCGAGAAAAGTAGTCTTTTTAAGAAATTTGCAAAGGCTTTCGGCTATGAGGTCGTTGAAAAGGGTAAGGTGGCTGATAGATACAATGTGCGCAGTAAAAGCGAAAATTTTTATACAGCTTTCGATTCTTTGAGAGCTGCGTTGGAAATCAATAAAATTAATGAGTCTACAGGTGAGTATGCCTGGGATTATACCAATGATGAATCTACAATTAGGGGCGCACTTGAAGAGTTTAATGAAATCATTGTTGATTTGCTAGCAAAGGATTCAATTATTAAATCATTGGAAAAAGATGCCAAGGAAGCTGGTATAAAGCCTGTTGAGAAGGCTGGCAAGAGTATTAGCGCCAAAAATCTTGAAACATTAAACGGCATCATAACTAGTTTAACGGAATTTGTGACATCCGTAAGCCCGGCTGAAGAACCGGAAACAAAGGATGAAAGCAGTTCTGAAGATAATGAAAAAAAGGAGGACGAGGAAATGAAGAAATCTGAAATTCAGGCTATTGTGGATGAAGCTATTGCAAAAGCAATGCAGCCAATCACTAATCAGATTGCAGAGATTGCAAAGGGTGATGTGACGGATGATGCATCTAAGGGGCAGGAAGAGGACGAAGCTTCTCCAGACGATGTCTCAAAGGCTATTGCAGAAGCAGTTTCAAAAGCAGTACAGCCACTTGCTGATCAGGTAGATGCCATTTGCAAGAGTAGAGCATTGCCAAGCAATTTGAATGATGTCTTAAATGACGTTGAAAAATCAGAAGATGAAGTGCATTATCTTCACGGAATAATTTAAAAAGGAGGACACAAAAAATGAATTTAAACAAAAAGATTGTTAAGGATGCTGCTAGTACAATCACCACTGATTCAGTAACCAACGGATTACTGAATCCTGGACAGGCTAAAAAGTTTTTACAGCAGACATTTGACGCAACACCTTTAATGGGTGCTGTCCGTCACGTAATAAAGTCTGAGAAGTCAGGCGAAATTGATAAGATTGGAATTGGTAGAAGAATACTCAGAGCCAAGGCTGAAAATACTGATGATGGCTACAGAGGTAAGGTTAAGTTTGGAGTAGTTAACTATCAGACAAAAGCTGTTAGATTGCCATGGGAAATCACCGAAGAGACACTTCGCGAGAATATCGAAGGTGAGAATTTTGAAAAAATCGTAACTGACCTTATGGCTAAGCAGGTTGGCTGCGATACTGAAGACCTTTTTGTTAACGGTGATGAATCTATTGATTCAAGCGATGAGGATTATGATTTCCTTAAGCTTGATGATGGTGTAAAAAAAATAATCACTAACAATGGTCATTTGATTGATGTTAATGGTGCTGCTGATATGGATCTTGAGATGTTCTATAAGGCAGTTGCTGCTATTCCAAACAAGTACAACAACGGCAAGCTCCGTTGGATGATGTCACCAACCAGAGCACAGCAGTGGGAGTTATTCCTTCTGAACAAGGTACTTGATGCCGGCGGAGCAGTCCCAGAAGCACTTTACAAGAGCCCTGTTGCCATTCCAACAATGCAGGTTCCATCCCTTGATGATGGCACTATCCTCCTTGCTGATCCACAGAACTTCATTGTGGTTAATACCTACGGCGTAAAGATTCGTAAAGATGCTTCTTCTAAGGATGCCATCATGGAGGATAAGAGATTCTACGTCATCCACTTCGACCATGATACTGTAATCGAAGAGACTGATGCTACAGCTATTATTACAGGACTTCCAAGCTACAAGTTTAGCGCATAGAAGGGTAGGTGCATGATATGAGATATGTGGAATTAATTAAAGGCATTGATTATATTGGCCGAGGTATTAAAGCTAAAAGAGGTCAGAAACTTACAGTCGAAGAGCCAAAGGCTGCCGAACTGGTGGCCACAGGGCTTTTCAAGGATGCAGGAGAAGTGGTCAATGTTGATGAAGTAAAGGGCGAAGAGCCAAAGGCTGCCGAACTGGTGGAACAAATTGCGGTACAGAAGCCGGTTTCGAAGATGAATGCCGAGGAGTTACGTGCTTATGCTGAATCTAAGGACTACGATATCTCAGAATGCACCAAGGTGGCTGAGATACGAGCTTTAATTGCTGAACTTGATTCGGCTACTGCAAAGGACGTGGACTGATATGAATAGGCCTTGGATATTACCAAGTGACGTAAAGGAATATAGCGATTTTGAAGACGTGCAGGCTAGGTCAGATGCTAAGCTTGCTGTCGATATACGCAGGGCAGAGAGCTATATCATCAAATACACCAATAATGACTTTTCGGATGAAAAATACGCAGAGTCAATTCCTGAAGATGTAAAGGTGGCAGATATCTTGCTGGCTGAGTATTTTGGCCATAATATATCAATTATCGGATCGAAAAAATCTGAGACATTTGATGATTATTCTTATACCAATGACGATTCTGCCATTGATGTTACTGCTCTCGGGCTTGATACCTTGCTGGATCCATATGTCGTTACGAAGGCAACCGGCAAGGTGACCATGCGAATGAGAAAGCTGTAGGTGGTTATATGGCTTGGGAAGATTTTTTTAATCACAAATGCAATATTTACCATGCAGTTGAAGGGAAGGCTGATTTAGGTTACGGACTTAGCGACGATCATAAATTTAGCTATCCTGACGAAGCAGATATATCTGACGTGCCATGCCATTTCCATGTTAGTGTTGCGGGTGGCGCAGCTACAGTAACGCAAACAGAGCCACTAAATGAGTTCTACGCCCGTTTGAAGTTGTCCTTGCCAATTAATACGGATATTCGCATAAATGATAAAATAGTAAGCCTGGATACGGGATTTAGCTATATTGCAGAGCTTCCAAGGAAGGTGCAGAATCATCATATAATTGTATATGCGAGTCGAAATGGTGCTGTTAAGGAGATGATCTGATGGCTAGGCAGGAATTGGTTAATATTGATGTCCGCGAGCTTAGCAAGTTTTTTGACGAGCTGGGACAGGCTGGATCTGAGTTTAAAAAGGAGCTGCAGAAATTCATGGAGGGAATCGGCGACGAGTTTTTGAGGATTCTCGAAGATGAAATTATTCGACGTAACGCCATGGATTCAAGGCTTCTGCTTAACAGCTTCCATAAAGGCAATGACGAGAATATATGGAGCTTGTCAGAAGGAGGAATGACCTTGGAGGTCGGCACGAATGTAGAATATGCTTCATATGTCAATGACGGCCATTGGACTAATCCGAAGGGCGTCAAAACGCGTTGGGTTCCGGGATATTGGCAAAATGACAGATTTGTTTACGATCCATCAGCAAAAACCGGCATGCTTTTAAAACAGAAGTGGGTTGAAGGCAAGCATTACTGGGATTCAGCTATCAGAATCATTGAAAAGATGATTCCGTCTTTCATGGAAGCTAAGCTGAATGATTGGATCACGAAGTATTTTATTTAAAAAAGTGGAGGGGTGGCTATGCTGGAGCAGGAAGTGGCTTCATTAGTACATTTTATTCGAGAAATGGGGATTTTGAAAAAAGAATACTTTGGAGAAGTGCCCCTCGGAGCTAC